CTTTAGCGGGTTTGGCTCACTAAGTCACTTTTTTGACAAAGTTTCACTTGACTTTATAAGTAAGTTTGTGTATAGTGTATATTATGTGCTAAACACAATCAAGGCACTAACATTAGCCCATAGGCATTTAAATAGGAGGCATTATTATGGCAACATTAGCAGAAATTCGTGCTAAATTAAAAGAAGCAGAATCACGCTCAGGTGGTTCTAATCAATCAAGCGGCGGCGACAACGCAATTTACCCATTTTGGAACTTAAAGGAAGGCGAACAGTCAACTGTACGTTTCTTACCTGATGGCGACAAAAGTGCAGATTTCTTTTGGAAAGAACGTTTGATGATCAAACTTCCTTTCGCAGGAATCAAAGGTGAAACGGACTCACGTCCAGTTCAAGTGCAAGTACCATGTATGGAAATGTATGGAGACTCTTGTCCAATCTTAAACGAAGTAAGAGGTTGGTTCAAAGATCCTACACTTGAAGACATGGGTCGTAAATATTGGAAAAAGCGTTCATACGTTTTCCAAGGGTTCGTAACTGAGAACGGACTTAAAGAAGATACTCTTCCAGAGAATCCAATCCGTAGATTTATTATTGGTCCACAAATTTTCCAACTAATCAAATCTGCACTACTTGCTCCAGATATGGAAGAACTACCAACTGACTACACTTCAGGTGTAGACTTTAGAATTATAAAAACTTCTAAAGGTGGGTATGCAGACTACTCAACTTCAAATTGGGCACGTAGAGAGCGTCCAATTACTGAAGACGAGAAGGCGGCAATCGAAAAGCATGGCTTGTTTAACTTAAATGACTTCTTACCTAAGAAGCCAGGAGATGTTGAACTTAAAGTGATGCAAGAGATGTTCCAAGCATCTGTTGATGGTGAACCTTATGACGCGGATCGTTTCGGTCAGTATTTCCGTCCAGCGGGAATGTTGGCAAGAACAGGTGATCCAATAGCACAAGCGGCATCAGATAAAGCGGCGGCTACTGCAACTCAGGCGGCAACTCCAGAGCCAGTAGTAGAAGCAACTGCACCAGTAGTAGAGGCAGAAGCACCTAAAACTGACAACAAGGCGGAAGACATTCTTGCAATGATCCGTTCACGTCAGCAGTAAGCAAAAACAATAGGGAGTAGGCTTATGTCTACTCCCAACTTGCTAAAGGAGAAGTAATGGCTAATAAAGCATTTGACGTTTCCAAGTTTCGTAAAAACTTGACTAAATCAATCACAGGTATGAGTGCAGGATTTAACGATCCTACTGATTGGATTAGTACAGGAAATTATGCACTCAACTATCTTGTAAGTGGCGACTTTAACAAAGGTATTCCACTTGGTAAGGTAACAGTTTTTGCAGGTGAATCTGGTGCAGGTAAATCATATATCTGTGCAGGTAACATTGTAAAGGCGGCACAGGATCAAGGTATCTTTGTTGTACTAATTGATTCAGAAAACGCACTTGACGAACAATGGCTACAAGCACTTGATGTTGATACATCGGAAGGAAAACTTCTTAAACTTAATATGTCAATGATTGACGATGTTGCTAAAACAGTATCAACTTTCATGGCAGATTACAAAGAAATGCCAGAAGACGATCGTCCAAAAGTATTATTTGTAATTGACTCATTAGGTATGTTATTAACACCCACAGACGTTGACCAGTTTAACAAAGGTGATATGAAGGGTGATATGGGTAGAAAACCTAAAGCACTTACATCACTTGTACGTAACTGTGTTAATATGTTTGGCTCACACAACGTAGGTATGGTTTGTACTAATCACACTTATGCATCACAGGATATGTTTGATCCAGATGATAAGATCAGTGGTGGTCAAGGATTTATCTATGCATCATCTATTGTAGTTGCAATGAAGAAATTGAAACTAAAAGAAGATGAAGATGGCAATAAAACAACAGACGTTAAAGGTATTAGAGCGGGTTGTAAAGTAATGAAAACTCGTTATGCTAAACCGTTCGAAGGTGTACAAGTTAAGATTCCATATGAAACAGGAATGAATCCATACAGTGGACTTGTTGATCTGTTTGAGAAAAAAGGTATCTTATCTAAAGATGGAAACCGACTTAAATACGTTTCAAGCACAGGCGAAGAGGTTAAAGAATACCGTAAAGTCTGGGAAGCAGGCGGCGAACTACTTGACACTGTCATGATTGACTTTGCTAAGTTAACCGAAGAGGTAACTACTGAGGTACAGGAAGAGCCTGTGATACAAGAAACAGTTACTGAGGAGTAGAAAACTTTATGGATAGTTCACAAATTGTAGATACTTGGAATCTTTTCAAAGAACACGTTGACAAAAAGCACATTGATACACTTGCTGAAAGATTTGTTGATCTTTTGGCAGACTATGGCACAAGTGACGAAGCAATGAAAGATTCATTAGGAGTTTGTGATCATCTTGATACAGCAATTAACTATTACCTTGATATTGATGAGGAAATGGTTGCTGATGACGATGATTGGGATTAAAGTATGTGGTATAGCAAGATATCAAAAGATATAAGCAAAATACCAGACGCCTTACAATACTACGAAG